GTTTTACCATTAGGCAGAGTTGGGAAATGGATGTGGTTAAGAGGCTGGAATGCCTTGCCTTACACGGTAGGAGACGGAGAAGACTTGCATCTACTCTGAAATCTTGCAAGCGTCTTTTTGACCAGGCTTGCGTACCGTGTGATTTGATAGCCACTGAGAGAGCTAAGAGAGAATGGTTGGACTCGGCTTGCAAGAGCGACCCCACTATCTCTAAGCCATGCGCGGGGGATCTCGAGGAACTGCGTCTAGCGGTGAGAGAAAACCTTAGCGGATGGGGAAAGCGGTTGAAGGAGAGTCGGCGCACTAACCAGGTGCCGAATTTGGGTGATTACATCCCTGACCAGCAGGGGTGTTATGAGCGTACGATGGATAAGGGTGGTACCTTATCTGTATCGGACTCGGAATCCGCGGAGAACCCTGTAAATCGCTTGCGTTTGGGTGCTGCAAAGACGAAGGGAAAGGTACGTATTGTGACGATGCAGACTGCTAGGGCCAAGCGCGTGTTGGCCCCAGTTCATAATGCCCTGTATGATCACTTGTCGTCCTTTGGATGGCTTGTCCGTGGGGATGTAGGAAAGGGAGACTTCGAGGTCGTGGCGAATGACCGGCGAGAAGGAGAGAGTTTGATTAGTGGTGATTACAAAGCCGCTACTGATAATATCTCTCTGGAATCTGTCGCGGTGATCGTGGACGAGATCTCGAAGGCGAAGGAACTCACGGAAGAGGAGCGTGAAGTTCTGGTAGAGTCTTTTACGGACCCTGAGGTTAAGCTGACTAGTGGTCCAGGAGAACACCTGGCCATTTTAAAAGGATCGATGATGGGAAATTTGGTTAGTTTCCCACTTCTTTGCCTTATAAACAAGTCATGCTTTGATATCGCCTGCGATATCAGGGACCCCAAGGAACGTAAGAGGAGAGGAAGGTTTAATGGCGACGATTGTATGTTTGCTGGAGATGAGTCATTCGTGACTGTTTGGCGCGGAGTCACAGCAAGATACGGTTTGATCGTCAATGAGGAGAAGACGGGTATATCTCGACGATGGTTGGAGCTAAACAGCCAACCATACGACGTCAAGCGGCACTCTTTGGTGTCGAAGCCCGTTCTTTCTTTTTTATTGCCTTCCTCTTCTCAGACCACCGGGCTTCTTTCTGGAATCCTTAGGGGAACGGATTCATTTTCTAGGTGCGTCACCAAACGCATTATAGGATTGATGAAGTTTGAAATCGCCGCCCGCGGCGTTCTCGGAGATTTGTCTTCTTTGGGACCCTATTGGAGGAAGGTACTCGTGAAATTTCGGTGGTTCCGGGCAGCCGCCATTATGGGCGGAGCTCCCATCCTGAAAGTTGGAGTGAATAGGGCCCAATCGGTAACGGTTGGACCACCTCCCTATTCTAGGTATTACGATATGGTGACGCGC